GAACCTCTACCATTGAAAATTACAGTTTCATATAAATTTATTGTCTTTATACCATTAGTAGCTGTAACTCCATCTGTGTCAAAAAATAATGAATTACCTACTCCGCCAACAAGTGCATTGCCAGCGACATGAAATTTTTTAAGAGGTGAATTAGTGCCAATTCCAACATCACCAGAGCTTGTTATTCTCATTCTTTCTGATCCATTTACATTCGTAGCTAAATAATTACTCGCATGATTATATATAAAACCACCTACATTATAAGCTGCTGTATCAGAAAAATAAAGATTAGAAAACCCACTTGCACCACCTAATATTTGTACTTGTGCTGTTGAACTTGCTGCATTACTATCACCCACTAATAAATCTGTATCAGCATGAGCAGAAGTCGTTCCACCCTGTCTAACTTCTAATTTAGCAGTTGGGTTTGTTATACCAATCCCAACACAATCGTTGCTAGATGTAAATGTCATTAATGCATTAAAGCCACCTAAAGCTGGTCCTTGATAAATATTTAATTGACCATTAGCAACACCTCTGTCTGATATACCCCATCTAATATTCCCTTCAGTATAACCAGAACCATGACCAAAAAACATTTCACAAACATCATTAGTACCATTTGCATTTAAATGTAATTCACCTCTATTTGCTGCTCTAAATCCTCTACCTATTAAACTAAAATCTAATTTAGTATTGCCTTCGACATCTAATTTATGCCCAGGCGAAGTGGTTCCAATACCTACGCGACCATTATGTGTAAATCTTGTGTTAAAAGAATTAGATGCTGTGTTAATATCTATATGTCTTTGGAAACTTGCATCTGTAGCAAAATCAATACTAGACATTAATGTAGTATCTACTCTTGTTTGTAATCTAAGGGTTGTACTATTCCAATCACTTGTTGCGCCAGTTCTAATTTGTTTATATATTAAATCATGTCTATCACCTTCGAAAATTACACCATCTACTTCATCATTTGCATTACTTCCAATACCGCCTATTCTGACTTGTAATTTTGCATCAGGCGAATCAGTTCCTATACCTACATTTTGATTTGTTCTTAATATTGTTATAGCATTAGCATCATTACTAACTGTTGTATCAGTTGTATTGTGCATACCAATATGTAACTTGTTTGCACTTCCATCATAATGTATATACCCACCTTGCAATCCAGCAGTTGCATTTCTTTGTTCAGTAAATCTAATTCTACCTGATTCAAATTGATTTATTGCTGAACCACCTATTGTCATTTCAGGCGAAGAATTTTGTATTTCAAAAATAGATTGAGGCGAAGTTGTTCCAATACCTAATCGACCCTGACCTGTAATTCGCATACGCTCACTAGTTGGTGGGTTTGCACAATCGCTACTTGTATGAAATAAAATTTGTTGGGTTGATGCAATTTGTAAATTGTTCGTTACACTACCCTCAAGATTGAAAATAGCTTGTTTATTTCCATTTTGATCTTGTAATTGTAAACCATTATCTTGACTTGCACTTGCTCTTTTTATTTGTAATTGAGTAGCATCACCATCGCTTGATAAAAGTAAATTACCAGATTGATTTATAAAAGCTCTTTCTTGCCTAGTATTTGAACCAGTACAAAAAGAAATACCATCAAAACCATTTATAGAAATACCATCATTAAAATTACCGCTATGATCTTTAGCCAGAATAGAACAATTATATTTATTAGAACCACTTGTAAAACCACTTCTAAAAAATATACCTTCTTCATCAGCACCAGTTTTTGCAGCATTAACTAAAATACCTGTACTTAATGTATCAAGTTTAGAGCTATTATTATGATATAATCTAACCACACCATCTTCGTCACAAAATATCATATTTTCACCACTTGGTGATTGTAATAAAATATGATTTGAACGAATTAATAAATCTGAACTTGAATTTGAGTCGCTTATAAAAGAATTTCCGCCTGCATGATATATTTGTAAATCTTTTGAATCTCCGAAGGCAGCCCTAGCACCATCTACCCAAAGTGCATCTCTTGAATATGCAGCACTTAACGAGCTAGATTGTGATAAATCATTAATGCCACCTAATGCAGTTGTTTCAGTAAATGTGTCTGTCAATGTTGTGTTAAAAACTATGTCCTCACTTGCTGTACCACCCCATGCTCTAGCAAATAAACCAAATGCAACATGAGAACCACTTCTAAATAATCTGACTATAACTTTATAAGCAGTTCCGCTTTTAATTACTCTTATACCTCTAATAGCTGCATAACCACTATTAGCAGTATATGTAGATCCAGTACAATGAATTGATGCTGTATTAGAGCCATGATAACCTCTTGTTATTACAAATGATGCAGAATTATGTGCTACTGTTTTTATATTTAAATAAACTGGTGATGCATTTTCTCCAAAAGTTAATAATTCATACTCATCATCTAAACTTGAACCAGCACTAACACTTGAACTTGTATTACTTGTATTATATGATTTTGATAATAAAGATAGTGGATGAAATGTACCTTCGACTGTTAAATCACCTTCAATGGAAACATTTTGTGAATTATCTATGTTCAATGCAAGTGTATTGTTAGTAGAAAAAGACATATTAGCATTTTCTCTATTTATAAAAGTAACATTGTTACCAACACATCCAAATCTTAAACCATCAGAAATAGCACTTCCAGTTGTGCTGTTAGTTATTTGCATTAAGGTCTCTGTAGTTGCAGTATTTAAATGTAATTGTGCAACCGGTCCAGTAGTTCCAATACCTACTTTGCCGCCTGATTCCATTCTCATAATTTCTCCAGAAGAACCATCAAATCTAAAATCACCTCTACTTCTTATAGTAGCTGTGCCAGTTGAATCTTTTAATTCTACTGCAACTTCTGTGTCTGATGATTCTATTCTAACTGCTTCATTGTCTGTACCAACATTAACATGCAATTTTCTAGAAGGGTTTTCAATTCCCACACCAACATTGCCTCGATCTAGTACTAAAACATTAGAATATGCAACACTATTGTTAGACATATCAAATGCAAACCTAACTACTCCAGATGTTACTTTTTGAACTAAATCTAACTTGTAGCCAGTAAAATTTTGGATATATTGCCATCTTTGAAATACATATCCAGAACCACCACCAGAATTATTTGACAATAATAAGTTTGGTATTGTTTGATTACCCTGAACCATCTCTGTATTTGCATCAGGTGTTGTTGTTCCAATACCTACTCGTCCACCAGATTTAACAACTACATTTGTTGCAGAATCTGTTCCAATTTTAAAACCATCAACTCCAGCATCATAACCAATAACACTTTTTACTCCAGCAGAATTAGCAAATTCGATTTGTGAACTACCAGTTGCATCACTTCTGGTAAATTTTGCACCAGTAACAGAACCAGTAAAATCAACTTCTAATTTTCTTGCTGGGCTATTAGTTCCTATACCAACTTCACCTGTTCTTTTCATTGCGAGTATATTTGTCCCACCAGTAGTTAAGCCATTCGAATCATATGAATTAAATCTTATTAAAGCATTCGGTCTATCTATTTCTAAACCAAAACCATAGTATGAAAAACCCTGAGCTACATTAGCACTACCATTATTGAAAGCACCAAAACCTATAAAACCAGTAGAACTACCAGTATCATCCAATGTTATAATATTATTAGAACCTATGTCTAACAAAGAATCAGGCGATAAAGTTGCAATACCAACATTGCCCCCATAACTTTGTAATGATAATACACCAGCATTTCCGTTACCAACAGTTGTTTGTATTTGATATTTGCCACCACTAGTATTTCTTCTAAAGTAAACACCATCAGTCCCGCCATTCTGTAATCTAAAACTACCCTGACCTGTGCCTACATCTACTGATAATTTAGAAGCTCCACCAACATCATCTGGGGTAGTAGCCCCTATAATCACATTTCCTGAATTATTAACGCGCATTCTTTCTGATCCGTTTGTATATAATGATAAATCAGTATTTGTTTCAGTACCAATTCTTGAATCTTGACTTTGTATAGCTTGTGCAAAGAAAATATTGTCATCATTACCTGACCTTATCTTCATTGTAGTATGAGTAGAATCTTTTATTTCTAATTTAACTGCTGGGTTTGTTAAACCAATACCGAGATTGCCAGGAAAATGTGCATTTGGCACAGCACTTGGTTGCCCTTCTAATCTTAGTGCTAATTGTTCAGCACCTAATGTAGATTTAACATAAAAATCCATATTGGTTCTAACAGAACTTGCATTAG